AATCTTATCCTTGAGTGATCTCCACTCTTTTGACTTGTAGAACCTCCACAGTTCATCCTTGTCTATCAATTCCTCTATCCACTTCTTAAGTTCATCAGCTTTCATACATTTCTCCACAACAAAAGCTCCGGTCTCCCGGAGCTCATATATATGTTTGAGGGCTTATCCTCATTTGGCGATGATATAACTATATCTGTTTTCTTGTCCTTCGAGTACCGTATTTTATATTTTTTTTGCCATCATATAATAAAATTTGCGGCGGATCTCGTAGAACAATGTTCTGCCACAAGGTACACCTTGCTGGTCTATCATGCGATATGTGCAGCCTTCTGTAGTAACATACCTGAGGAGATACGGATATATCTCATCATATCCGGAGACTGCTGCCCTGGCTGTATCCTCAACCAATGCCACCTTATCGATCAGCTCAGCCCTTCTCATTGCGGCATCTGCTGTCGCATCAGATCCACCGCCTGACCCTGTAGGCATCCCTGTTACCTGTGGGCTTCTGTAGGTGTCTGTATTGTTTTCTATCTCTGCCTTCCATTCGCTATACTGTAGGCAGTATGAGTATGCCGTAGCAAAGGCATGCTTGGATATTCCATACTTCTTGTTGTTGATTGGCCTTACGTTTGGCATTATCTATCTCCTCCCTTGATATATTTTTATCTTGTAGCTCTATTTTGTAGCACATTTCTTTTCCATATAGCTCACCGCAAGTCTGCTGCTCTCTTTTTCAAGATCTCTCTGTCCGCGACATATAAGCTCTGTAACATACTGTTCGGCTTCTCTGTAGCTAACCGGTTCGGTAAAGTCTATGTATACTGATACCTTATGTGTACTCATACAGTTCTCGCACTCTACGGCCAGGCTATTCATTTCAATATCTTTCGTCTCTCTCATTCGTTACTCCTTTCTAAAAAAATCTTTCATTGGAAGTGGTTCTGCTGACAAACCGCCGTGCCTCACAATCTTAGTAGCATCATATAAATTCACTGCATCCTCTTTCTTCTCGCCGGACGCAATCATATCAAACCACATACGTTTGATCGGTAATGTCAACATTCGCTTTATCCTCCAGTCTAATGATCATTTGTAAATAACTCCTTGTACACATCCCTCTCTCCCTCACATCTGGCGAGCGATACCTCGAGACTGTGTATCTTGTTTCTAAGTTCCCCTGACTCTGATGTGTCTATCTCTAACAGCTCCGCTACAGGCATGTCTGTTTCATCTGCAAGCACGATGCCCAGCGCATCCGCTATAGCCTTACGCACCGCATCATATTCAGCGTCTGTTATTGTCTTCTCATAGCCTACGCAGTTCTCGCTCCTGGTGTACTGTATCATTGCCGGTGATGCATACATCTTTCCCTGATATACGATCCTTACGTCTGCGTCTGCATCATCCATGCATCCCTTTCTCAGCTTGATGTATGTTGCTATCCTTCCATTGTCTGCGAGGATGAGCGCCGGGCCATCTCCCTGTGCGCTCTGTACTATCCATATCTCTCCTGGTCTTGCTGTGTCCATTTTGTTCTCCTTCCTTGTCGCTCTTGATATCGCTATGCTAGCTGTTGGATCTGAATATCCTTCACTGTTCTTTCCGCTCATTTATCCTCCTTGATGATCAGCATGTCGCTTGCCAGGGCATAGCCTAACTCTCTGTTTGCTCCTGTGGACTGCTGCCAGCCGTCAAGCATATATATCGTGTCGCACATGCCTAACAGGTGCAGGCTTATCTTCATGTATTCCTCATATTCCATCTCGGGGAGTTCTCCGAGCACCCTTGCCGGGTTAATGACATGTGCGTTTCCATCGATGTCTTTGTATATGCGCTGCTCTGCATCTTCAAAGTTTTCTCTGTAATCCGGTACCCCTGTGACCGGTCCGCTTATGTATATTCTCATTCCTCTCCTCCTCAATCTATTTTGCGTATGATCTCATATCCCTCATTTTCAATTCTCTTTACGGTTCTGTATTGCTTAATCGCTACCCACCTTTCTATGTCATCATTTGATATGTCATACATCTGTTTAAGCATCTCTATGCATATCAGCACATCTGCCAGCTCTTCTGTTAAATGCTGCTTATTTGGCTTACCTCTCATTTCTTTGCTTATCGCCTGAGCCAGCTCACAGCATTCTTCCATACACACCACTGACTGAATGTTTTTACCGTAGTGCTCTATAGTTACTTTGATAAGGTCCGTATCCATTCTCATTCTTCTTCCTCCAGATAGTTCTTCCTGAATATATTCATAAATTCTACCCTTGTGTGCTCTCTCTCAAATGCACGCTGACCGTCTCTCTGAAGTTTCCGCATATTGTCTGCGTTGTTGTGGACTGCTGCCGGTCCAGCAGTATGATGTTCTATGCACAGATACACCTTGAGGCCGTATGCCTCAGAGTGTATTCTGTTTGGACCTCCGAATATGTGATGCTCCTGCAGAGGCTTCCTTCCGTAGTCTCCGTTAAGTCTTGTGCACAGATAGCAGGTGCCGTCTTTAAACTGCAGGATTGACGGCTTATGCTGTTTTCTTTTTTTCTTGTATACCGGCTTAGGGTACATCATTCCATATCCTCCGGTGTCGAAGGTGTAAGGTCTACACCTTTCAGGGCTTCCAGCGTCTTCTTGTTCTTCTCATCGTGACGGAATGTTGCTGTCATGCGGCATATGTTATTCTGCCAGATTACACCTACCTTGCTGTAGAATGGATCAGATGGTGCATATTCACCATGCTCCCCGTCAATGCTGCCTTCTCTCAGGTTAATAAATGCCTCGTTGAGCAAGTAAATCATTCCTGTGTCTGTGTCCTGAAGATATCTCTGAACTGTACCGGCTGTGCCTATCTGGAGCGTATTTGTGATGGTGAGCGGTCCCATTGTGTAAGGTTTAACATCTATGCTCATAGGCATTTCCACTTCATACTGATTGCCCTGCTTGTCTGATCGGAATCTCTCTCCCGGCTCTGGGAGCTCACCGGCAAGTGCTATTATGTTCGCAAGCGTCTGCTTCGGGATATATTCTCTTTTGATCTCTGCCTCCCAGCATCTTCCTGCTATGTATACCCAGTTATCTTCATTCTGCGCTATAACCAGTCCGTCTGTCTTGTATGCCTGTTTCATTAAGTTGTTCAGTACCTTCTCATTCAGAAACATTGTTCTCTTCCTCCTTTTCTTCTGTGCCTGATATGCAGGCTCTCAAATATTCATGTGGCACGTTTGCTTTGACTCCGTTGTATATAACATCTGCTTTAGCTGCATATCTCATAACATCCATAAGGGTAGTTATTTTAATCTCAGTTTTTCCCTCTGCTGTGAATTGATCTATTATTCCCATGTTCTACCTCCATATCATTAGCTGTCCGCACCAATGGCAGTGCGTGTGATTGTAACCTGTTCGTTTCCCGCACCGAGGACAGGCGAAATAGTTCTCACCCATCTTTACAGGCTGCTTACCAGTCTCATAGTCTGCAGTAAGTCTTCCCGAGAGTGCCGCTGCTTTGTCGTAATCGCTCACGATATCTATTGCTCCGGCGACTGCTGCCTTCTCACAGGATGATAAGCATCCATCCCTTATGTTCATAAGATGTTTTATGATGTCCTCATTCCTCACTTTATTTCCCCCTTTCTGATCATCTGTTCTATGTCAAAGTGTGTGAAGCTCTCATTGTATCCTTCCTCATGTTCCATAAGGACATGATGTTTATATGGCTTAACGATTGTTAATCTCTCCCATTCAGCGCTGGTACCGTGGGTATCTGCTTTCGCCCTTACAACAAGCATTTTTATCTTGCGTCCCGGCTGACAAAGGATATTGTGTTTTGCTGTGATCTCGAATTCTGTCATGTGATCTCCTTTCTAACTCCAACCTTTTGTGGAATGTAATATGTCCTTGAGCTCTTTCAGCTTCTCCCGGATTCCAGCCATCATCCTGAGAGCATCGCTGTAATGGTCATTAGATATCTCTCGTTCAAACTGTCTGACCGCCTTCAAGGCATCTTTTTTTCTGCTTTCAAGGTAGGGAATCTCTAGGATTTCCTTGAATTTTGACACTGGCACAATTACTTCTTCCGCTCCCTCAGTACCGTTTTCAGATGTTCCATGCTCTTCTTTAGTTCTCTCTCCGCTTTCTGAATCTGCTCGTTCAGATACTGAAGCTGATTCTCCAGTGCTGATGTATCCCGTCTCTGCTGTTTCATCCGCACTATCATCGCTTTTATGTCCTGCCTCTCCGCATACAGTATTTCCAGCTGTTTCACTATGTCCATCTACTGCCTCCTCTACATCGTGATGTATCTCTTCTTCCTGTGCCAGCGACGTATCCTCTGTCTTCTTGCTCTCTTCTCTCTGATCTGCTGCCACATCTGCATTATCTTGTTCACTCGCTTCCTCCTCTCCGAAGTGTGTGCCACTATCTACTTTTATCAAATCATTCATTAAAAACCTCCTCTATCTATACAAAACACAACTGTCCGCTCTCTTCTTCGCCTATCTTCATGTTTGGCATTCTCTTCCTTACACAAAGTTCTGGAAGATTCGACCTCACCATCGCTGCCGGTATAGGTGGACAGACTGCATTTCCACATCTCTTAACCTGTTCACTTCTTGAATATGTCTTACCTGTGTTGTCATGATCTATGATGTAATCATCCGGAAACCCTTGGCACCCATATAACTCCTTTGGCTCAAGCATTCTGAGACCAATGTCCACTATCTGATACTCAACACCTTGGATTGTTACAAGACCGAACCGGTCTCTTGATGTCACTGTGTCAAGTGGCTGTTCTATATCCTGCCCTGTACCCTCTCCGTAGT